ACTCTTTAAATCGCTTAACGGTTATTGTATAGGATTCCATAGTCTTAAACCCAACCTCTACCGACTTCTTTTTCAAGGCAAAATCCAAACTACTGATCAGTCCTTTTTCTTTTTTGTTTACCGTATCATACGGACTATACCCTCTTTTTAATGATTCTAATAGTGCCTGCTGCATTAATTTTACCTGAGCAAGCCTATCATCAAAATCGGGGTAATCCCTGTTTAAATTCTCGTATATGGCCTTTTGCCGTTTGAATTTATTAGTAACCGGGTCTCGAAAGGAAAAATATACATACCACCTAAACCCAATCCGGGTTAAGTGTGCTTTCTCCTGCTCAGTGAAAACGCTCTGAGTAGTTAATAACTTTGGGTAAATGGAAATATTACGATACATCCGGGGTCATTTTTTACAGTATTCGATTCAGTATTCGATTGGCTTTTTTTATCTTCAAAAAACGCTGGTAAGGCTTGGTTTTATTGGGGGTTTAGTTAATTGTTAAAATAAGCAAAACCCCGGTAATCACTCCGGAAAACACTTTTTCCCAACGTATTCATTGGGCTGCGGGCTTGTTTTTACCTCTTTTTCGGTCATTTTTAACAGTATTAGTATTCGATTTGGTATTCGATTAAGTCAGAAAAACCCCGGGTTGACCTTATTTAAACCATATATTTTTAGGGCTACTTATAAACAATTTACGGGAAACCGTAATGTTATTTGTAGGAATTTGTTTAATATTACTATCTTAACAAAACGTTAAAAAAACATAACTACAACGATGTAGTATTTTTACAAACCCCACAACATTTTTACTGAATGAAATTCTTCAAAATACGCACCAATTATAAAGACTTTAAAGACAACTGGAACAACTATACCTATAATGAGCGGAAAATACTTCTAATGCATTTTAAAGAAGAATTAAAGGGGGTTAGCGCGGAGGTTGGATAGTGTCCACTTTCTCCTTTACTAATTTTTGAAGCCGCAATAATTCCTCCTGGGTGTTGCGCATTTCGCTGAGTTCTATATTTAACTCCATAAGCGATTTTAATAACATTTTTCGGGTTTCCTCTATTATAGGCATTATATCTTCCAGCACCTTTGCGGAGATCACATCTTCTATGCTTCCATAGTTGGGGTCTGGTTTCTTTTCCTCTTTTACAGCATCACCTATATCAGGGTCATAGTTCTCAATTATTTTTATAGCACTTTGTCCTATATTTCTTATCCCACTTTCCCATTTAGACACCGTGCCCGTCTTAACCCCCACCAATACAGCTAAATCAGCCTGCGTTAACCTGTGTTTTTGCCTAAATTTTTTTATCTCGAATCCCTCCATATGCGACATTGTAATAGTTTTAACAAAAGTTTAACAATCACATTGTCTTGTTATGTGGTACAATGACATATATTTGTAGGACACACGGACAGACAATATAAACGCAAATATAATTAATTATGGCTTTACAAAAAAAAGAATTTGAAAGGGGTTTTCAAGGTGGGGAGGTTGAACATATCGAAGGAACTGTTTACCGCTTCATCAACAACGAAGAAAACATGTATATCTCTTTTGATTTGTCCAATGACGAAGTTAAGGAAAATTCCAATACAAATCTAAGCGATAGCCAAATACATAGAATCTGGAAGGAAGTTTCCAAGTTCGCAAACGAGCAGAGGGAAGATCGGGTTTGTGATGACGAGCCAATGAGCCACTCAGAACAATACGCAACATTTTATTAACCAACTAAAAATAAATATTATGAAAAACTTAAAACCAACCTACCAATTATCGGTTAAAAAAACAGTCAATGAAACGGTAGAAATCACTTTACCGTATTATTTCAAAACAGAATACACTGCTTATTTTATAATGAGTGAAAATAGGGCTGTGAAAGTAGGGTTCAATTCTTACTTAAAAGAAATAGGGCACACATTTCCTGAATCTGCTTTTGCTACAAACGAAATTAAAACAGAGATAACAAAAGAGGAATTTACTGAAATATTCAATAAAGCTGTTGAAAGTCTTAAAATAAACAACGGGATATGAACATTCAAAGAATAGAAATAAAGCAAAACGGAATGTTCCTAAACTCTTTTTATCAGGGAAAGTTTTTCAGTGTATGCACCGAAGGGGAAACCCGATTAATAGCAATTAAAAGGCTATTGACAAAAGTAATTAACCATCACAATACAAAAAAATAATGGTAGGACTAATGGAAGATAAGACCGAAAAAATAAAAGAGTTGTTCCTGCAACTGGATCATAAATCAGAATTTATAAACCAGTTGGTCGGAAAAGTGAACAGGTCGGAAAAGACCATGCGCAAATGGTGGTTTTCAAATTACGGCCTTTGGAGTGTTCCAAAAAAATTACAGGATCAAGTGATCAAGGAATTGAAGAACACCCTTAAAAAGCAATAATGAACCTTAACCTTCAAATGGTCAATCAATTTATAAGGGACGGATATATTTCCATTGAGGACCTGAAAGATATAATTGTCAGGGAGGAAGGTGAGCCAAAGAACCTGACCACGGAGGAACAGAAATTTGAAGAAATGGTAGAACGAATGATGAACAGATGATAGATAGTTATTTAGACAGCCGGATTTACGGCTTGTTAAACGACGAGATAATCAGGATTGAAAACACATTAATTAACAATTGAAAAGTAAACATTATGAAAACTAAAGACGTTAAAACGCATTACCGGAAGGTATTTAAAAGCGACCATTTAGGAACCGCAGATTTAGAGGATTTTATTGAAGAAGGAAAAACTTTGATATTTAATATTTCTTATGTAAAGCAAGAGATAAACGTGAGTGTGGCAGGGAGAAAGGGAAACCACAATATTGCCTATTTCAAGGAATCTATTAAGCCCCTTGTTTTAAATGCCACAAATTCAAAAACAGTAAAAGGATTTGCAGGAGGTAGCCCCTTTGTGGAGGACTGGAATAATATAGCGGTTGAGCTGTATTTGGATGCCACCGTAAAAATGAAAGGTGAAATTGTTGGAGGGGTACGAATCAGGCCGACCCAACCAAAAGCCGAAAAGAAACGTCCTGTATTTACAGAGGCAAACTTTGAAAAGGCTTGGAGTGCCGGGGCAACCGTAGATGCCATTAGGAAAGTATATCAATTAAGCGAAGAAAACGAAACTAAATTTATAGACTATGTTAACTCAAGAGATTAAGCAGCGTACCCAGGAATGGTTTGATGCCAGAAGCGGAAAATTCACAGCCTCCAGGATCAGCGAATTAATGGGAATTAAAGGACTGAATAAAACCGGGGAAACCTATTGTTTTGAAAAGGCAGTTGAAATCGTATTTGGGAAAGATGAAGAGGAAGATTTTACCTCCTTTGATATGCAGCGGGGTAATGCTTTAGAACCGTTGGCCTTTAGGAAATTCAAGGAGATAAAAGAGCTGGAATTTTTAGATGTGCAGGAATGCGGCTTCTTTCCACACGGCAAAAATGCGGGAGCCAGCCCGGACGGATTGGCGGGTAAAAATGCAATCCTGGAAATCAAATGTCCCCGGTCAAACAAATTCTTTGGGCTGGTTAGAAATGGAATGATTGCAATTGATCCCGGTTATATAGATCAGATGCAAATGCAAATGTTATGTACTAATTCTGAGAAAGCCTATTTCTTTAATTATATCATTTTTAAAGGTCAGGAAATGTGGCACGAAATAGAAGTGCCACGTAATGAAGGTAGAATTGAAATAATGAAAGAACGGATTGAAGAAGCGGTAATCCTACGGGATAAAATAATCATTGAGTTAACCAATAATCAACAATTCTAATGATTTACAACCTATCTATTAACCACGAAAAAGAGCAAGCGATCACCCGGTTTAAATACTTGCTCGATAACGATAAAAAAGTAGAATTGAAAGTGAAGCATCCAAAGAAAAGCGTTTCCCATAATTCCTATGCTCATTTATTGTTTTCGTGGTTTGCCTTAGAATACGGAGAGACCATGGAGTATGTAAAGCAAGAGATTTTTAAGAAACTGGTCAACCCGGCAATCTTTAAAACTGAATTTGTCAATGAAAAATCAGGTGAAGTCCGTGAAGCACTCAGAAGCTTTGCAGATTTAGACTCAGGCGAAACCACAATCGCAATCGATAAATTCAGAACGTGGAGCAGTAAGGAAGCCGGGATTTATTTACCAGAACCCAATGATATGGCTTTTCTGGAAGAGATCGAAAAACAAGTAAATAACAGTAAATATCTATAATTATGAACAAAGTAATTTTAATAGGGAATTTAGGAAATGACCCTGAAACCAAACATTTACCAAGTGGGATGCAAGTTTCCAATTTTAGCCTTGCAACTTCTGAAACCTATAAAAAGGACGGGGAGAAAGTGACTGAAACCACATGGCACAATTGCACCGCCTTTGGGAAACTTTCTGAAATAGTAGAAAAGTTCTTTATCAAAGGAATGAAGGTATTGGTTGAAGGACGGATCAAACAGGAATCCTGGGATAAAGAAGGAGTGAAACAATATAAAACCATTATCCTGATGAACTCCTTTGAATTTGTGCAAGATAAACAAGATGCGACAAAACCAAAACCACAACCTGAATCTGAACGAGTACCAACTGGAAAAGACGAGGAAGATTTTGATGATCTGCCCTTTTAAAATGTCCAGTTTTTGCGCATAAAAACTGGACAAATACAAGTGCCCCCACACGGGGGATTCATTTTAACCCCTCAAAATTCCCCCAAGAATGATAAAAAATTGGACTAAAAAAGAACTTGAATTTCTTAAAGATAATTATCCAGAAAAAGGGAAACTATATTGTTCTGAGAATCTTAATAAAACAGAGCCACAAATACGTTATGCTGCCACCAAACTTAAATTAAAATTTAACCTTTCAAGTGAATTTCATAAAGAATGGCAATCAAGAGCAGCAGAATCTAAAAAAGGAAAAGCACGACCTCAGCACTCAGCTTATATGAAGGACTTGCATAAGAAAGGTGAACTAAAGCCTTTTATTAATTCCCAAACACCTACAAGTATATCCAACAGGATGAAGGATTGGCACGACCAAAACGACCACCCTAAAGGAATGAAAGGCAAAAAGCATAGTACTGATACCGTAAAAATAATATCACGCAACTCAAAGGCTATGTGGCAGGATGAAAATAGTATAGTTAACCAACCTGCACACAGACAAAAATTATCAGATAGAGCATCTAAATCTATGAATATTAGACAAAAATCACCATCAGGGAATATTTATTCCAGAGGAAAAAAAGGGAAGATTAGTATTGGGGGAAAAACCTTTTATGCAAGATCCTCCTGGGAAGCAAATATAGCAGCTTACTATCAATTTCTTAAAGATAACGGAGATATAAAAGATTGGGAACACGAACCTAAAACCTTTTGGTTTCTTGAAATAAAAAGAGGTGTGCGATCCTATTTACCTGATTTCCTTATAACTGAAAACAACGGTAAACAAAAGTATGTTGAAGTAAAAGGTTATATGGATGCAAAATCTAAAACTAAAATTAAAAGGTTTGCTAAATATTATCCTGAATACGAATTGATACTTATTCAGTCTAAAGAATATAATGCCATCAAGAAAAATAGCGGTTTAATTAAAAATTGGGGTTTACTGTGAACTCTTATAAAACCAGTGATGGCAATTATATCGAGAAGTCAATCATTGACCGAAAGATCCGAAAAGCCAAAGCGCACCGCCTGGAATGGCAACGAAATGAATTTGGTTATAATTTCTGCGAAGATGAAAGCGAAGGGCATATTTGCGGCAATAACGGGTCAGGTACTTATTTAGATTGCAGCCACGAAATTTCAGTTAATGAGTGCCAAAAAAGCAGCCAATCAGAACTTGCATGGGATTGGGTGAATAATATTTTAATCAGGTGCAGACCACACCATAATAAGCATGATAAAAATTAATTAATAAATAAAAATCATTATGAAAGAACTACAAACACAATTCGCAGGATTAGGTCAGGTAAGAGGATATGACTTCAATCAAATTACAGCCACACCATACGGCTATATTTACGCTAAAACATCTTTGGAAGGTGGTAAGACCTTTGAAGTATTTAAACGTGTAGAAAACACCCTTTACGGATGTATAAGTTATCCAAGTAATAAAGCTTTTGGAATTTGGGCTTGGGAGGTTGAAACATTAGAGCGCGCCAATTTTATTTTAATCGAAATAGAGGCGAAACAAAATGCTAAAATAGCAATCCAGTAACCCCAACCGTTATGACCTTATTTGTAAAGAGCGAATCAGAACCCCATGCAGTATGTTTTATCATTAGGGAAAGCGGGGAAGAAATCAGAGTTTCAATGAACGGGAACACTCCCATGAACAAATCCAGATTGACGAAATGGGAGTATTTCCACATCAAACTAAATTATAAAAAAGGCACTAAAATATTCTAATGGAACACAAAATAGTTCATTCAGTTATAAGCACAGCCATAGCCTTGAATCATATAGAGCAGTTAAAACACACCTCAATTTACAATAAAGAACTGAGGAACAAGGGGAATCTATTTTTAAAGGTATTGATAAAGCAGGAAAAATATTTCGATTCCTTTTTGGATGCTGAGGACAAATCAGCCACAGAGGTGCACGATGTTTTTTATGATTACATAGATACTATAAAAACGGTTTCCATCCCGGAGATGGGAGAACTAACCGCTATTATTCAAGCGTACCGAAAAGATAAAAACAGCATTTTAGGAATAGCAAAAAAGATACTTTAAACCACTAAATACAAAGAAAACGATGTTAATAAACGACCATTTTCAGAATTTCAAAAGGTATAATATGCCGAAAGCCCAATTAGTAATTGCGGATATCCCGTATAATATCGGAATCAACGCCTACGGTTCAAATCCAAGTTGGTATAAAGGAGGTGATAATAAGAACGGTGAAAGCGAACTGGCGGGAAAGGAGTTTTTCGATACCGATAAGGATTTTAGGATATCAGAATTTTTGCATTTCTGTTCTAAACTGATGATTAAAGAGCCAAAGGAAAAAGGAAAAGCACCTTGTATGATTGTCTTTTGTGCCTTTGAGCAGCAATTTGAATTGATAGAAAAAGCAAAGAAATACGGATTGAATAAATACATAAACTTGGTATTCAGGAAAAACTTTTCCGCTCAGGTCCTTAAAGCAAATATGCGGGTTGTTGGCAATTGTGAATACGCTTTATTATTCTACCGGGATAAACTGCCAAAATTCAACAACCACGGTAAAATGGTAATGAACTGCATCGACTGGACCAAAGACACTAAAACTGAGAAGATCCACCCCACGCAGAAACCAGTTGAATTGTTGGAGAAACTAATTAAGATCTTCACAGATGAAGGTGACGTCATAATAGATCCTTGTGCCGGAAGTGGGAGTACTTTAATTGCTGCGGATAACTGCAATAGAAAATCATTTGGTTTTGAGATTAAAAAGGATTTTTTCAAGGCAGCCACTAAATTAATCACAGAGAATAAAACAAAGTTTACAGAGATAAAAGAGTTTGGATATGCCAAATCAGAATTATCTAAAAAGCATCCTATTTTGTTTTAAACAAACTACCTCAAAACCCTGATTATGAACCGAAATAGCCGTATATTTAACGCACAAAACCGCCCGGAATTAGAGTTCCGAACGGCTTCTAATATTCACATAAACCTAATTTATATGAACACTTCGCCAAAGATACATAATTCACTCAATTATTCAATGCCATTACACCTGATGTTTACCTATAAAGGTAAATTCTATAGCAGGCATAAGTACTGGACTTTTGAAACCGCAGAAGCAGTCTTAACCCGAATTGGCGCAAGCTATTGGGAATTAGGATAGAACAATTATTTTTTAAAAATTAAATATCCCCCTGATATGACGAGTTATGAATTAAGTAGAAGTTTTTGGGATTACTCTTTTGAAAACCCAGAGAAAATAAGACCGATACACTCCGCAATTTTCTTTTTTGCTATTGAGCATTGTAATCGTTTGGGATGGAAGGAAAAATTTGGCCTCCCTTCTCAAATGGTAATGGAGGCAGTAGGCGTTAAAAATTGGCGAACCTATTCAAAAGCATTAAATGATTTGGTTGAATTTGGGTTTATAAAAATGATTGAAATAAGCAAAAATCAATATTCCTCAAATATTATTGCCCTTGTAGAAAATACCAAAGCACCTACCAAAGCACTAGACAAAGCATTGTCAAAGCACAGTACAAAGCATAGTCAAAGCACGGTGAGTATAGATAAACAATATAACAATATAACAAAAGAACAATATAACAAAAAGGAATTTTTTGAAGATTGGAATTCTAAAAGACTGGAACATTTAAAACTCCCTTCCAACCTAAAATCATTTAGTTATGATTCTGAGCAAAATCTAAAAGACCTTTTAAAAGATTACGAACCCCAGGACATACGCAACGCCTTGATCGGACTTTTTAAGCAAAAGAAATTACCGGGGGATAATACCTCGATGCAATCAAACCCAGACCATTTCCTAAAATACTTTAACTCTTATTTGACAGCCTACGGGGATCAGAATGTAGGATTGTACGGTAAAAAAGAAACAGCGCAATTATGATACAAATCACCAACGAAGATAATATGCTGCTAATGGCACGCTATTCCGATAATTATTTTGATCTGGCTATTGTTGATCCTCCTTATGGGTTAGGAGATAGATTAGTAAAAGGCGGGGCAAAAGGTGGGATGGGTAGTTTAAGAAATTTAGCAGATGATAAGGTTGAAAATTGGGACGAAATACCATCCCCTGAATATTTTACAGAATTGCAAAGAGTTTCTAAAAATCAAATAATTTGGGGAGGCAATTACTTTTTGGATTATTTAGGGAAAACAGATGGCTTTGTTGTTTGGGATAAAATGAACGGAACTAATCCAATGGCAGATGCAGAACTTGCTTGGCAAAATATAAAAGGAAGTACAAGGATGTTTAGATGGCATCATTTCAGCGGAGAAAGAACGGCAAAAATACACCCAACGCAAAAACCTATTCAATTATATAAATGGCTTTTTAAAAACTATGCAAAAGAAGGAGATAAAATTTTAGATACCCACTTAGGTTCTGGAAGTATAGCCATCGCCTGCCACGATTACAAATTTGATTTGACCGCCTGCGAACTTGATAAAGAATATTTCGATGCCGCAATGAAACGAATCAAAGACCACCAATCACAAACAACCTTATTTTAAATGAGTAAATTAACCTTCAGCCCAGTAGAGGAACAGGAAACAGATTTCAACTACAAAAAATACTTTAACGAATGTTTTGTGGATATCAGCGAAGATATTCCATTTCCTCCGGTTGCTTTGAGTATTGGCAAAACAGATTACAAGGGCAAAATGTACGACAATCCTACTTTTACCTACGGGGAAATAAGCCTGATAAAAGCCAAAAAGAAAAGCAAAAAAACATTTCTAAAAACCGCTTTAGCTGCGTGTTATATTGGGGGTCAGGCCTCAATACATTTCCCAGAGATAAAAAGCCGAAGAGAAGGTGATAAATACGTATTTGATTTTGATACCGAACAAGGGCCTTATTACTCAGTTAAGGCATTTAGGCGGGTAATGGAGATGACCGGAGCGAATTATGATAATTATATGCCTTTTGGAATTGAACGTATCAGCGACAAAGCACACCGATTGGAATTTATAGATCACATTGTTTCAGATCCTAAATACAAGGGAAAAATAGGAATGCTGATCATAGATCACATTGCCGATTTAGTCCGTAATCCAAACGATGTCATTGAAACCGATAAAGCAATTCAATACCTAATGAAGTGGAAAAGGGAAGGGATGCACATACTTTGCATTATTCACACCAGATCAGAAGATAATAAAGCGAGGGGGCATTTAGGAACGTTTATAGAGGAAAAATGCGAAACTGTTATTTTAGTTGAAAGAACAGACCCAACGGTCAAGAACGATCCGGTACGAGTTACCCAGCCAGATGCAAGGGGGCCGGAGTTTGACGAATTTCATTTCAAGCTAAACAACGATGTAATCCCGTACGAATGTGATATAAAAGAAGAGGAAAAATGGTAAATCAAATGAAAATAAAAACAGCAATAAACAGGATCTTCTGGAGGTTTGGAGGCAACGAAAACAAGAAACCTTTTCCGGTAAATCAGGAAGATGTAAACGCCTACAACTCCATAGATGAATATATAAAGCAAGCCGAAAAACAGCAATGTCAGCAAAATGAAAACTTTGCAAAGCTGTACACATATCTGTTTATGAAGATTTTAGAGAACGATAAAAGTACGGTAATGGATAACCTGGCTCGAAAGAAAATATACTCCCTTTTGAAAAAACCGCTTTATCAGGTAATCGAAGATTTTAAAAACTCTTTGAATGACAGCGAGCAGTATGAAGCCTTAGAAGCATCAGGAGCATCTTTAAAGCACCCATTATTGATTAACGAGCAAGAAACGGCTGATAGTGTAGAAAAATTAAAAGAGTTCGTTAAAACGCCTGAAAACAAGTCTAAACTATTGGGGGAGGTGTGGGATTTTGAAACGGTGAAAGAATGTATTGAAGCAGAGATAAACCAAGCCTTAAATTTATTTAAATAGCCTTTTTTAAGGCTGGTAAAAACAAATAGAAACAACATAGAGATTAATTAAAAACCAAAATTATGAAAAAAGCAGAAGAAATTTTAAAAGAATCAATAGGATTAGAAGGTGATATTACGGAAAAGGATTATAAATACAATGTTACGGTTGGTGAGGCTGTAGCGGCGATACAAATTGCATTAGATAAAGGTTATAAAGAAGCAAAAACAACAAGCATATAATTATGAAAGAAAAACTGGAAATACTATACGGAGAATACATGCACTTACACCTTAATACGGTTGATTATTTACCTAAAAAGCAATATTTAGAAAAAATGAAGGCTATAGAGATAATCTTATACCCGATAGTTTACGGATTGCCAGACCCAATAAAAGAGGTTAAATGAAACCCGGCCATAAAGAATCCCTCTTAAAAGACCATGGGATCTTCATTTCCCCGCAGCCCACAAAATACAACACCGGGCTTAAAATTAAGGTTATGAAGCAGGGAAAACAAGTAACAGGACCCGATAAGACCTATACAGAAAAGGAATGTTATACGCAGATTGATATTATAAAGGAATTTTACTACGAAAAATTAATTAAACTGAAATTATGAAAGCAAAAGAAGTAGCGAAATTACTCGCAGGAAGGATTAACCAAGAGCATTATATTCTTGGCTTGATGAATAAATTGTTTTCCCTTGGATACGAGAAAGGGTATAAAGATGCTGTTAAAGAAGCCTGCCAGGAAATTCAAAAGAATTATAAACCAAACAATTAATTTATGAAAAACACAAAGCCACAAACCCACCGCATCCGTTACATAGGATCAAAAGGAAGAGTAAGGAACGATATATTAATCCAGGATATCAGCCGGGAAGCAGCGGAGCAGGAATTTAGGAAGGAATTTAAACTTGAAGTTATACCTTCCTGATCCCTTCCCAGGTCCCGTTAACATAGAAATGACCGTAGCCCTCAGGGAGTTTTATAAGTTCGTGAACAGGAACACCAAGAGCATCAGCAATGCTTTGCAAAACATTTATAGTAGTGTTTACACTGCCATTGTCAATTTTACTGATATAGGTTGAGCCCTTACCAATTTTAGCGGCAAGTTCATAAATCTTAATCTTTTTGATCTTGGCAACGTCTTTAATTCTAAATTCCAATTGGGTTAAATTTTTAGGCAAATGTACAGAAGTTTTAATATTCATTAGTAGTGGGGTTTTTAAGGCTTTATTATTAGACTGTAAATATAGTGAAAATACCTCAATAAAACAATTATAATAAAATAAATGCTATGTGGTGGTATTTAATCAAATTAAGTTTTGTATATTTACACCATAGGAACAAACAAATAGAAATTATGACTAAGCAAGGATTAAAATTAGAAGTTGAAAAATTAGCCAAAGAAGAAAATATATCATTTGTAAAGGCTTGTCAAATAATGCAAGGAGCTTCTGCTCAATTAGGAAATGAAGAAATGATATCAGTACTACACAAATTAAAAATGGAGAGTTTATAAATATCGCATATCGAGATACACAATAATTTAAACCAGGGGGAGCAATCCCCCACAATACCAAACAACATGAAAAATATAACAATCGTTATCAGGACAGTAATTTTAACAGCAATTGTATTGGGAACCTTTATGGCATTGGTTTCTTTTGGAATCCCTTTAGACTAGAACTTATGGAATATGAATACAGAGATAGAGATTGGGAAATGTGGCTTGAAGGTTCATCAGATGAAAAACCTATAAAAAGCGATATAGTAGAACACGCCAAATCAAATGGATATAGTTTGGAAAATATTAAAATTTGGTTTGATAATATGCAACACTTCTGGAGGTTTAGTGCTGATTTAATTAAAGATACAAACTAAAATGGATTACTCAAACATCGACAACATCAAGGTCAGTAACACCCCATCAGACGATCAATGGGTAGAATCTGCCGATAGGAACGGAATACCAATGAGCGATCAGGAGATCCAGGATCTGACGGATGACCAGCATCAGGAACTTATTTTAAAATCTAAAGGAATCTTACAATGAATAAAATTACAACAACGCAATTAACAGGATTAGCGGAAAAAGAATTTATGAGTTGGTATATAAATAATTACGGAAACGTTTATTTTGGAAATGAAATATACTTTGAGGGACTTCCTTTGTCGATGAAATTTTCTGTATATGTTGAATTTTTTGATACGGTAAATATTTTGCCGGATGTCGCTAATTTATTCATTCCTCATTGCGGGGAATTTCCCGAAAAATATTGCGCAACCGTTCAAACGCCTGATAAATACTATCACTTAGATTTTACCGACGATGTGAATGAAGCGAGAATTATAGTATTAGAAAAGGCTTGTGAAATATACGAATCTGAAAAATTAAAATGTACATAATAACTGAAATTATGATATTAACAGGAAAATGTAAAGTAGATTTTGAGAGTTGGTTTTTTAAAGGAACTCATTTAGAACTTTCTGATTTAGAATTAAAAAACACAAGCGAAGCAGATAAGATGGATATTTTTTACGAATTATCTGAATCAATGCAATACGGTGTTTATGTGGATTTCTTTGATAGTGTTGGAATAAGAATTGAGTTAACGAAATGTATCGGAGGATGGGCTATCTACATTAATGGGGATTCAGATTTCAATTTATATATAAAAAACAGGAAAGAATCACGAACCGCAGCAATTAAAAAAGTAAACGAAATCTATAACAAATAAATTATGAACTTAACCACGAATTTTATCCCTGAAAACTGGCACCCCTCCAACTTCAACGGCTGGATAAATAAGATTAACGAACACGTAAAAGAATCGAAATGAAATTAGAACTAAAACATTTAGCACCTTATTTACCTTATGGACTTAAAATAGAAATAAACAACTATAAACAGGACTATGTAGGGTTAAGGATGGCTAAAATTACAGGGTATTATTTTATGAATTTTGAACCTTATTTTACTTATGAAGGTGGAGCAACGGGAAAATCTTTTAAAAGTTTTAAACCCATCCTAAGACCTTTATCAGACCTCGCAAAAGAGATTGAAATTAACGGCGCATCATTTATCCCTATAACAACTTATGTTTATTATAATATTGAAATGGATTCTATAATAGGATTAAATAAAACTCAAATAAACACTCCGTATGGATTAATGAAGTATTTATTTGAATGGCACTTTGACGTTTTCGGACTGATAGAAAACAATTTAGCAATTGACATAAACACTTTAAACCAATGAAAAAAGCAGCCCTTACTATATTCCTCCTTTGGTGGAGCGCATTACTTATTTTAGGAATTTATTTAACAACACAAGCGGTATGAACAACACCATCACAAAAACAGAAAACGGGTTTAAGGTAGAGCCTTTGGAAATACTCCAGGAAATCAAAAAGGATTATGTGGATAAATTCGACGGGGACCCGGTAATCAACCGGATCTGTACGGTAATGATAAACGAGTTTAAACTCAGGAGCAAATGAAATCAAGTGAACTGAGAATAGGAAATTTTATAGCAAGTAGGAAGGAATTTAGCGACATATCTACAATAGGAGAAGTTCATAGTATATCTTCTTTAGATGCTCAATTTGAGCAATTAGAAGTAGAAACAGATGAAGATTTTACTTGGTTTTTTAAAGATAACTATTGTGGAATTCCATTAACCGAAGAATGGTTATTAAAATTTGGATTTAAATTAACAGAGGTTGATTACTACGAAAGATTTGATTGTGTTATTCATCTTGATATAAATAGAATTTTTATAGCACATGGAGAATATCCCAATAGTTTTGAATCTGAAATAGCTATCCCAAAATATGTTCACCAACTACAAAACCTATATTTTGCTTTAACAGGAACTGAGCTGACACACCCCTAACCGTTACACCTAAACAAATAATTAGACAAGGCTAAAAAATAAATTAGGTCAGTATAAAAATTATGCTTAAATTGCGTGTACTAAGTAGTTTAAAAGCCCCCCAATGGCAGAAGTAATAGAATACCGGGATATCCTAAAGAAGCACCGCATCAAGGTAGTTGCCACCAACGGCAATAAAACCTATGCATCCTCTGAGGGGTACAGTAATTTAAAGGATGCCCGCAACACGGCAATCAACACGTCCATTCAATTACTGGAATTTTACAACAAGGATTTAAGCGCAACCCAAAAACAACGGATCGACGCTTTATTTTATTTAATGCTGGAAGATAATGATTAAGTAAACCTAACCGTTATGAGGGATCAAATACTTTGGGATATAACAAACGGATAAAGAATCAGGCGGGCGTTTCCCGTAATTGACCTGTGGTAGGAATGACCTGAAAAGGTTGGGACTTGCATTGGTTCGAATCCAATCCCCGCCTGTTTTTATACTTTATACAATACGATTTTAATTAAAATGAAAAAATTAATTCAAACTAGATTACATAATCCACCTCAAAAAGGTAACTGTTACCCAACTGTAATTGCTTGTTTTATGGATTTAGAATCTTCCGAAGATGTGATACAAATTCAAGAGTACTACCCAAAGGAAAATGAAGATACTGAGTGGTTCTTAAAGTTATGGGATTGGCTAGAAGATAGAGGATGGGGAATAAAGCATATTGATGGGCATTTGTACGATAATAGTTTTTATTGCGTAACTGGAAATAGTCTAAGAGGCAATAGTCATATTTGTATTTATCAAAATGGGAAATTATTTCACGACCCACATCCAGATTCAATAGGATTGATTACAGAAAAACATTTTGAAATAATCTATCAGTTGTCAACCATTAGTTTACCACTGAAATAAACAACAAATTTAAAACTCCTGGATCAAAGGCATCCCAAACCGAGTTATCCCCACATAACTTTAAGAGCCGGGAGTTTTTATAAAATATAAAGAATATGAAGAAAATAGCAGTAGGCCTATTAGTATCTGTTATAGTGAGTGTTGCGTTAAGATATGTAACCTCAAATTTATTTATAGTAGGATATTTTAGTTGTGCAGGGTTTTACGAAGGTATGACTATATATAAAAATAGACGGGAAATTACTAATATATGGAATAAGGTATGGTCAAACATTAAATCTTATATCCACAACAAATGAACAGTATCAGGTACATAAAATTTCAAACAGGCGTAAACATCATAGGATTACCGACCTATACAATTCATTTGGTATCTGAGAAGGGCGTAAAGTTCGGAAAATCAAATATGGAATCGAAAAGTTATGATTTGACGAATTGAGCATTAACAAGGGTTGAGTTAACATCCTCTACAGCGTGGAGACAAAATAAAATAAATTATGAAAATAAGAATAACTAAAAGGGTAAACGACAAGATCACGAGAGAAGTTTTAGTACCTCAAACCGTTATAGAACGGGAATCTAAAAGGGCAAACGAGTTTATCGATGCCGGGGTTGCTGAGGAAGTTAAAGTTAGTGGAGTGGTTGAACCAGCTATTTCCAAAATGGAAACAACTGAAAAGCCTAAGAAGAAACGGGCAAGGAAAAAGAAATAATATAAATTAACCCAATAATGGAAAAATCAGAAAATACCGGAAGGCCAAAGATAGGATTAGACGTCCTTTGGGATAACTGGAAAGATGATATACTCAGCCTCTACGATGTAGGGGCTTCTGATGTTGAAATAAGGGCTTTAATCGCTGATGAATGCGAAGGCGAAACCAAATGTTCATGGGATCTTTTTGATAGATGGATTAAGGATGAGCCGGAGTTTTCCGAAACCATAAAAAAGGGAAGGTTAAAATCTAATACTTGGTGGGAGGTTGCGGGGAGAAAAAACCTGAAAGAAAAAGACTTTAATTATACCGGGTGGTATATGAATATGCGAAATAGATTTGGTTGGGCTGATAAGCAAGAAGTTGACCATACCACAAAAGGCCAATCAATAAATGTTATTTCTTTAGGCGAAGGAATTAATCCTGATGAATAGTGAAATTACTTGTAAAGCAAGAACACGCAGCTTATTTCCTCAAAGATGATGTTACAGAGGAGATTTTATATGGAGGCGCTGCGGGTGGTGGTAAAAGTGCATTAGGCTGTTTATGGTTGATTGAGAATTGTCAAAAATATCCCGGTTCAAGATGGCTGATGGGAAGGTCAAAATTAAAAACATTAAAAGAAACCACGTTAAACACGTTCTTTGAATTATCTGGAGATTTAGATTTAGGAAATCAATTTACCTATAACGCTCAAACCAATACAATCAATTGGATCAATGGCAGCCAAATAATATTAAAAGATTTATTCCTTTACCCCTCAGATCCTAATTTTGACAGTTTAGGGTCTTTGGAAATTACAGGGGCTTTTATTGATGAGTGTAATCAATTGGTTTATCGGGCCTGGCAGGTTGTAAAATCCCGTATAAGGTATAAATTAAACGTATTTGGAATAATCCCTAAAATATTAGGTACTTGTAACCCTGCAAAGAATTGGGTTTATAAAGAATTCTATAAACCGTCAAGAGAAAACGAATTAGAAGATTACAGGAGGTTTATACAATCACTTCCAACTGATAACCCATACTTGCACCCCTCTTATTTAAAATCATTGCTCAGGCTTGATAAGAACAGTAAAGAGCGATTGTATTATGGCAATTGGGAATATGACGACGACCCTTCAACCCTCATAGAAATGGATGCTATTATGGATTATTTCAATCCTAAGCATATAGAAAGGGATGGATTTAAATATATGACCATTGATGTTGCCCGGAAAGGGAAAGATAAAACAGTCTTTAGGATTTGGGATAATTGGCTATGTACCCATCGATATGAAATGGCAATAAGTAAAGTAAATGAGGTAGTTGACAAAGGTATTGAACTACAAAAAAAACACGGTGTCAGTAGTTCTCATACGGTTGCCGATGAAGATGGTGTAGGTGGCGGGGTCGTGGATTATTTAAACTGCAAAGGATTTGTAAATAATTCCAAAGCATTGAATGATGAAAACTATGATAATTTAAAAAGCCAGTGTTCAATTATTATGGCTGATATGATACAAAACAGGTTGGCCGGAGAAATATGTAACAACAAAGATATTAGAGATCAGGTTGCAGAAGAAATGGAACAAGTTAAAATGAAAAATATTGATAAGGACGGTAAACTTGCAATCATACCAAAAGATTTAATGAAAGAAAAGATAGGGCGTTCTCCTGATGATTGGGATTCAATTATGATGAGAGCTTTTTTTCATATAGCACCCAAAACAATAATAAGCAAACCCCAAAAACCAGCCGGATTGAATTTTGGCAGTTAATTAAACCAACTATGGAAGAAGAAGAATTTGAATTTGATTTTAAAGATGAAACCCAGGTTAAGGACTTTTTAGGTCTTGATGCCTCACGCCAAAAACAGATTACCGAGTATGCGTTAGAATACAGCGGGGAAGATGAAGGGCGAAAGCTCAGGGATCTACAAGTAGGAAAACGGGAAGATTATACCAGTGGAAAGAAAAAGGTAGTTGCTGAACGCCTTAAAATACAATACCAAAAGAAGGTTGTTAATACTGCGGTCAGTTTCCTGTTTGGGGATGCACCCATCATTCGTGCCAATGACCCGGACAAACAAAGCGCTATCGATATTTTAAATGTGTTTAAGGCTAATCGTATCAACAATAAATTACAGGACTTCTCAGAGGCCGTAATGAGTTCTACTATCGGGGTTTTTATCTTCTCAATGGGAGGGGAAAGCGGAAAAGAAATCAAAGCGAGGTTTTATAATTCAGATAACGGAAGTTTTACACCTCAATATGATGTGTATGGGGATTTGGTTGCTTTTTACTGGCAATTCGTGTTACCTGGAAAGGAAGAAAAACAAGTGTGGATTTTTACCGCAACGGAGATACACAAATATTCAGATGAAAAATACCTAACCTCAGATGCGCATCCATTCGGAGTGATCCCGGCTGTGTTCGTGGACCAGGCCAAACCAGAATGGTGGGAGGTGAAAGAAATGATCGATAGACTGGAAATGCTTGTGTCTAAATTAGCGGGAAGTAATAACTTCTTTGCATTCCCTATCCTAAAATTGAAAGGGGGTACAATGAAAGATGCCGATGGGAAAGATATTCCATTAATCGATATTGCTGATGATGGCAAATCTTTATTGTTAGGTCACGCAGTCCATAACGATCAGGTTATTCAATCAGATGCTGAGTTTTTACAGAGAGATACCGGAGTAGAATCTATCACCCTTGAAAAAGAACTGTTACAGGAATTTATACACAGTATTTCCCAAACCCCTAATATGAGTTTTGACAATGTGAAGGGCATAGGCGCTATTTCAGCACGTGCAATGGTATTGATGCTGCAAGATGCCATTAACAAGGCAAAGCGCAAACGTGGCAGTTATGAAACCGCAATAGGGCGTATCTTATCAGTAATCAAGAACGGATTAGGGATCAATGATCCTGATTTAACCTTTGATATTGAATTCAAACTATCCATCCCGGAAGACATCAAGGAGCAGATAGACACCTTGCTTAATGCAACAGGAGGAAAAGCGTCTATGGCACAAGAAACAGCCGTACAACACAACCCAATGGTTAAAAACCCATCCGAGGAATTGGATAAAATAAAAGCGGAACAAACCCAAAGTATGGGAGAAACTTTTAACGTGTAATATGGAAGGAGTAAACGAACCATTTAGGAGAAAATTAACCCGTAAAGAAAAACGGGCGTTTGATAGGAGTCTAAAAAAGCCGAAATATCGTAAGATAGCCAAGCGGATCATCGACCAAAAAGAAGCGTTAATTGATTGATATATTGTATCTTGTAGCCCTAACCGTTAGTAAATGATAGCAACTACATTTCCACAGGTAAACATAGAGATTGCAAAGAACCAACCGGAGTATAATACTTTGCCCGCCTTTTACAATCCAGAGGACGGCACGACCACCTTTTGTTTTGAATTGGAGCTTGAAGAAATCCAACAAATAGCCCGGACCGGGAAGATTTGGATTCAACAATTGACCTTTGGTCAGAAGATGCAGCCGATAAGCGGGAGTTGTTTAAAGCCTGAAAATTTAGAATAGCAACTATGCCAAACCCATCTGAAAACCGCTTATTATCCCTTCTCCACGCTCAGGAATGGCACTTGGACAGACTGTATAGTCGGTATTCTTTTATATTTGGTCATATACTCAAAGGGAACTCCACAGGAATACTATCACCCGATAAAACCAGGCAGTTTGAGAGGGCAATGTTGGACTTTAACGGGGATATGGAACGCACCCTGCAACAACAAATCACGAATAGTTTTGGCATATCCAATACAGGAAATGATGAGCTTGTAAACAAGTATGTTAAGGGAATGGACCTGAAAAGCGGCCAGTTGAACAAATTCCTAAAGACCAATGATGGAGCGGTTGCTTCTTTCCTCAGTCGAAAAGCCGCAGGGCTTAATTTAAGTGATCGGGTTTGGGGATTGACTAACCAAGCTAAGGAAAGTATGGAAAGCGTTATGCAGTCCGGAATATTAAGCGGACGCAGCGCCTCAGAAACTGCAACCGATTTAAAGAAGTACCTCAAAGAGCCTGATAGGAATTTTAGAAGGGTGCGTAATTCAGATGGCAAGTTGATGTTATCAAACCCCGCTAAGAATTACCATCCCGGCAAAGGTATTTACAGGTCCAGTTATAAAAACGCACTTAGGTTAAGCCGGAATGAAATCAATATCGCATATAGAACCAATGACTTTAACAGGAGGCAGGATATGCCTTTTGTAACAGGTCAAACGGTTAAATTATCAGGGAGCCATCCTGCTTATGATATTTGTGATGAACTTGTAGGAACATACCCTAAGAACTTCTTATTTACGGGCTGGCATCCAAACTGTTTGTGTTTTTCTGAATCCCTGTTATTGCCAAGGGATAAATTCAAGGAGTATTTGGGAGGCGGGAAAATAGACGGACGGCATCAAATAAGAACCGTTCCAAAAACGGCAACCGATTATCTAAATGCGAATTCTGATAAGCTGCGGAGTTATAAAAACACACCGTATTTTCTAAAAGACAATTTCAAGAATGTAGGGAGTGAATTCGTGTTCAATCCAAAGACTAAAATACCGGGAATAGCGCCAAGTGTTGTTAAGACTGTTCCAAAGGTTGCGCCTGTGGTTAAAACACCTGTTAAGAAAACAATCCCGATCCCTAAGAAAATCAATATCATTGATATAACAGATATGAAGGGGTTAAACGGGGCTGTAGCTGATTTTGCAACATCCAATCCTTCATATTTTGCACGTGGTTTTAAAGAAGTAGCAACAACAAGACGTGCAGGGGTTAATGGGTTTACCACATTAAGAGGGGATATTTATCTCAAAAAAGATATTGCAGATCAGGTGATTTCAGGAATAAACAACATCAAAAGAGGTGTTCCAACAACATATAATCAGGAAGTTGGTATGTCAACATTCCATCATGAGATTATGCATAATGCCAATAAGATTGGGAATATCAGGATAACAAAACTCCAAACAAGGTATATGGAACTTTCAAATGAGTTTGTTTCCCGTAACCGTTTACCTGAATTTATGGAGCGCCTTGGTGGTAAATTAGAAAACAGGGGGTTAATGTTGGATAGGCCAAACACGGGTTATAATACAATGGTCAGAAACTTTGATAAACTTATAGAAATTTCAAAGGCAGATAAATCTTTGGTATTAAAAGACGTTGAAACCTACCTAATCAATGAAAGATATGATACTCAGGTAGAGGGTTTAATAAATGCGATTAGGAAACATTCAAAGGTAAAAATAGGAAAACAACAAGCAAGGCAATTGATAAAAGGAACTATTCAATATTCTGAATCAGGATATATAGAATTTCTAAGTAGGTTTAAATAATTTACTCAAATCCAAAAGAAGCTAATTCTGTTTCAAAAGATTTATTCACAGCGTTTTTAAGTTCATTGTTTTTTGTTAGTTCTGCATAATCTAAAAGGTCTTTAATCCTTGTTTGAGTAGCAAGGTTTTGACTGTATTCCTCTTTAGGTTGTTCAATGCCAAACTCATCTACAAGGATTTTTTTATCAGTAGTGAAGTCGTGAATTGTTGCAGTTCTAAGATTTATATTATTATAAGTCATAAGTAAGTAATTAATTTAATGTTAGTTAACCAGTAAATATACAAAAATTATCAATACAAAAGGAAATATATTTTTAACCCCAACCCCCCAACAATGCAAAATCTAGTTTCCCAGGTACTCGCAACCGTTGAGCAGACCAAACAACAATTTTTAGAATCACAGGGCAAAAACTGTGAGGCTGAAAAGCGGCTGTTCATCAATTGGTATATAGAAAACCATAAAGGCTCTCTAAGGTCATTAATTTACGACCTATCGGAATACTACCTGCATATATCAGAGGATCGAATCATAAGATACATCAATGAAAAGGGATAAAGCGTTATTATTAAAGCGGAGAAAGACCATGGCCTTGCTATTGGAAATCAAGAAATCCCGTGGCATCAGTTGGAAATGTGCTATTATAGAGATAGCAGAAGCCTTTACCGTATCAGAGGTAACGGTCAGGAAAGAACTAACTAAATATAACAAGGTGGGGTTTATTGAATGTTAGGTGGTTCTGGTAATGACATCCAATAAATTATATCAACCCATCTACTATCTATTGATGCACCATTAAGCATTGTTGGAGTAGGTGGTTTAAAATCATTCCCATCCCACTCGGCAAATAACGCTTCTTTTGTGGCTGTAGTTTTAGGATTTTGAACAACTAATATCTTTTGTCCAATTTGTGGTTTTCTATCTTTTACACTTATCCATTCCATAACCTTGTTTTTTTTTAATTCCTACAAGTAAATATACGACATTTTAGCCAATTACACACCCCAAACCGTTATACAACCCAAAATAACATCAAATTCGTGGTAACTACGCATCCCCAAGCCAAATAAGCCTACTTATATAAGGGGCTTCATTTATATTTACGACCTATCAGAATGCAACCAAAACATTTTATAATGGAAGAACTTATTAAGAAACTTAAACTGGCCCTGGAAGACGCAGGTACAGCCGAGGAGCTTAAAAAATTCGGGATTGAACCCGAACAAATAGAGGGTATAAAAGACCTCAAAGTACCTGCTACTTTAGAAGAAGCCTTACAGATCAGGGAAATCCGCAGCGAGTTTGACAAGAAGATTGCAAAGTCTCTTGCTACACGTGAAGAAAACCTTAAATCTGAATTCGACTTTGTGAAAAAGGAGCAAAAGAAGGAAGAAGAAAAAAACACCGTAACCGATCCCGCAATGAAAGCTTTGCTTGATGAATTTCAAGCACTAAAGACCAAATTAGAGGAAAAGGAAAAAGCTGAATTAGTGCAGACCGCTGCACAAAAGAAAGCAAGTGCCGTGGAGTTTTTGAAATCCAAAAGCATACCGGGAGTATATGTGAATTTGTTGAACCTGGAAGAAGATTTGGAAGGGCAAATGGAATCCGTATCAAAGCAATTTGAAGACGATGGAGGCTCATTTAAAGCACCAAGAGACCCTAACAGGCCACCACAACCACGCAACCCCGGAACAAAAAACGAACCTTCCAAAGAGGAAGTCGAAGCCTTTAAATTAAAAGTTTAACAATGGCAAGAGAAGATTTAGTTAACGCTGTAATCACTGCGGAAACCAATCTGGACACGGTAATTATCGAAAAGGTAATAGAGACCGTTAGAGGTGGGCGTACGCTTGATGTAACAGGGTTTGCCGACACTGTGATACAGGCCGGACACGTGGTTTTTCAAAACCCTGACACAAAAGAATTTGTGCCACAACCTGTAGATGGGAGTATTCCCGCTACTGCTACTCCTGATGACTATATAGTTGTTGGAGTTCTTACAGGATCTATCCTGGCAAGTGAGCCATCCGCGGCTATTATGACACGCGGAACAGTAAATGAAGTTCCACTAAAGTACCCTATCAAAGCTGCTACAAAAGCACTGCTTGGAGATAGGATCGCTTATACAATAACTGAATAAGATGGATGAAAGTTTATTTAAAGAACTGGTAACAAGGTGGACATCCACTGCCAATGCCACGTTAAAAGATAATAGTGTAGAGCAGAATTATTTATATAATTCATTGCTTAGACTTCAATTGTCTGTAGATCATAAATTTAGTTCTGTATCTGGTAAAAATAGCCGGGTTACTGCTGATATTGTATCTATGGATTCCGACCTTCCACTTAAATCAAGAGGAAAATTAGAGACTTACAATGGTAAGATACCTAAAATTGGTTTGCAACGGTATTTAAAAGAATCTGATCTTTCTGAGATTGATATTTTAATTGCACGTGGAACCGCTGAGAGTACTTTAGCTGCAAGAATATTTGACGATTACAACGCTTCTGTAATAGGAGCCCGTGAAAAAGTTGAATATATGTTGCACCAGGCAGCCTCTAATGGAGTTGTTGCAGTGCCGGAAGATGAAAATACAGGTCGTACCATTCGTGTTGATTACGGTATTCCAGATGCGAACCGTTACGGTACAGCGAAGGTATGGAGTGACGTAACTGCGGATGCAGCCGGAAAACTTGAAGAAATCTATCAGGCAGGTATTGACAATGGAGATAATATCGTTCTTGCCCGTATGGATAGACAAACCTTGAACAACCTCAAGAAAAACGATAGCATTAAAGCCCTTTACAGAGGTTTGAACAACTTCCCGGCTGATGCAGGTGTTTCCTTGAATCAAGAGAAAATAAATGAAGTGTTCCAATCTGAGTTTGGTTTTGCTATCGAGGTAGTAAACAGAACTTTTGAGGTAGAGAAAAACGGAGTTGTTTCAACTGTAAAAGGTTGGGTTGACGGTGCTATTTCTTTCTGGACCACTACCGGGGTAATCGGGGATTTGGTATATGCCGATCTTGCTGAGAAAACAAGACCTGTTAAAACTAAAACATACGCATACCCGGAACAATGGTTGATGGCTGCGAAATGGAGTGAAGGAAACCCATTGAGGGAATTCACTGAGGCGCAAGGATTGGTTATGCCAGTTCTTAACAACGTGAACCACATCTATTTCTTGGACACTGCAACTGTAGAAATATAAGTAAATGACCAACGCTGAATTCTTAAATGATTTAGTACCTGATTTAAGTCAGGGGTTAAAAGATGCCGTTATGACAGCGAGGGGAGTAAGTCCTCTTGCTGTTTATAGTGGTGATTCTGCGATAGAATTGGCTGAGGCTGATCTCTATATGCGGATGCTGATAATCCCGGAATTTAAGGAAGGTTCTTTATCGATTAAGTATGATGTACGTTCTTTGAAAGAATCGGCTAACAGGATTTACCTGAGGTACGGGGATTCACGTTATGACAACGGGGAGCCTCTTATACAAAGGCAAAAACTGTGATAAGTCGCTATCCACATACCGCAGTAATACGGTTGACAACCCAAAGCAATGACCCTATCCCGGTAATTTCAACTACTGAATTTACCATTGAAAAAGGAAGGTACGAACCAGCTAACGGAATAGGAGGGGGTTCAAATACCCTTAATTATTCTGCTAAGTTCTTTTGTCCTGTACTAGACCAATTAAAGGAAACGCCTCATTTGCTGAACGGGCAAAAGATGGTTATCGATGGCAGAGAAATCGGTATATCAAGCGCATGGAATTATCAATCTCATTGTGCGATATGGCTGGATTAAACCCATTGTTCAAACTGAATGTGGTTCAGGATTTTTTAAAGGAAAAAGTGAATTCCATTGAGCAAAAAACACTGGAAGCACTTCAATATGAAGGGGAGTTATTTATAAATAAAGCACGTTCAACGGGCAACTATAAAGACCGAACCGGAAACCTGAGGAGTTCTATTGGGTATGTGATATTGAAGGACGGAGAACCTATTAAATCCAGTTTTAACGGAGGAAAAGAGGAAGGAAGGTCAAAAGCAAAGGAAGCAGCCGCAGAGGTTGCAACGGAATATCCAAGAGGCTATGTTTTAATCGGAGTGGCAGGAATGAATTATGCCGCAGCGGTTGAAAGTAAAGGTTTTGACGTTATTTCAGGAAGCGCACCGGAAGACAATCAAATAAGAGATTTATTAAATGCAATTAAGCCTTAGCATACAAGAAGCCTTATTTACCCTCTTAAATGTAGGGGTAGTTACCGATGAGATACCACAACTCTTTATCGGCAACCCTCCATTGGATTATCAAGGGGAATGCGTTTCAAACAATGTGCTCACAAACCCTAATTTATACGTTCAAAGTGGTTATTGTAATGTGAATGTTTTTGTACCTATGGTATCGACAGGCCGTTTCAATTTAGCACGATTCAAGCAAATAGTACCTATTATTTCCGATTTACTGGATGATTCCCATATAAGGACTTCTGATGGCACATTTTACTTTCAGGTAGAAGATGACAAAGGGATCTTTTTGGATGAAGACAGGGATGGGATGAGTTACTACAATTTACGTTTAACATTTCAATCAATTAAATAAATTACAATGGCAAAAACAGATAACATTTTAGGTGTTGCATACCTTGGCCTTGGCGCTCCTGGAGACGGGGTTATGGGTGCAACCTTAACAGAATTTACCGATATCGAGGTAAACAGTGTAACCATAGAGGGGTCTACTGGAAATGACACGAATATCCCAACAGAGGCGGATGATGCGTATATCACCCTGACCGATTCCCCTTCACCAACTACCATTAAAGTACGTGCCTACGGGATCACTCCTGCACAACGTGTGCTTATTATGGGAGGTGAAATCAATACCGAGACAGGCGGAGATGATGAGGGAAAATGGATGGCCCCCCGTTCCATTCCTAACATCTACCTATCTATGAAAATGATGGGTAAGGATATTGAAGGAAAACAAATGGTCCTTAAAATACCTTATGGTAAGGTATCGGCAAGGGATCAGGGTAACATCACCAAAAACGGATTGCCCGCAGTAGAGATTACCGTAACGGCCAACACTCCCGAGAGTGGCGCAGGTGTTAAGGGAAATCCTTACATTTTAGGTGCTGAAACAACTGTATAATATTTGTTGCTTTTTTATCACTAAACCCTGCTTTAATTGGCGGGGTTTTTTGTGGTTTATATCCTTAAATAAACTATCTTTATACCTCTAACCGTTAGTAAGTTATCTTATGGAAGCAAACGAATTGAGGATTGGTAATTTAGTTAAACTGCCTATCTATTTAGACGAAAGCGAAAGTGTCCACGAAATAACAGGCGTTGATACAGAGCATCCTTATGTTGAATGGGTAACATTTGATTATTTAGAATGGAATGAAGTTAAGCCAATTCTATTGAATGAAAATTGGTTAGAAATATTAGGTTTTGAATTATCTTATGATTCAAAATACAGAAGGAAATATGATCTAATAGGCGATTATCGTTTTGGGTATGATTTAAATAAAGTTGAAAGCAAAGATGGTTGTGCTTCGGGTGTAAGATTCAAAGGTGATCACTTTAGATTAAAATACGTACACCAACTCCAAAACTTATATTTTGCCTTAACAGGTGAAGAATTAAATACAAACCCCAACTAAATGAACGACAAAGCAAAGTTACTGACTGCTCTTATTGAAAAGCCGAGCAGGTATACCATTGACGTGGTAGAAAACGACATGTTACCTGAGAAAATGAAGGATAAAAAGAGCCTTGACTTTGTCATAAAACCCCCAACACTTGAAACCCTTTCACATTGTGCCATCCATCTTCAAGGATTGCCAAAAGAGGTATTAGAAGCCAAGGAATTAGCTATTACAGAAGCCTTAAATCACATCGATGTAATGGTAAAAGTGATATGTATCATTTCCAGTACCAAATCTGATTACCCTGAGTGGTACGAACCATTTTTTAAAAAGAACTGCACCCCAAAAGAAATCTTCGGGATCTTCCACGAAACATCCCTAAAAATGCAGACTGATTTTTTTTTGACCTCTTTCCAGATTGCAAGCCAGATAAATCCGATGATGATGAAGATGCCGGAGAAGACCCTAAAAGGCTCAACCCTTTTCAGTTAGTCGGGTCTATATCCCATTACTACAATTACTCCTTTGAGTACGTGTTAAGCGGCTTATCTTTTCAGAATTTAATGTTGTTGAATGCATCCATTCCTAAATACAAGAGCAAGGACCAAAAAGAGAAGGACAAGAAAAAGCAACCGATGGATTTTAACTCTATCGTATCGGGCGCAATGAGAGGTTAATCAAACCGTTCTAAACTATCCGTAAACAGCTTACCACCCGCATAGAATGATATTACAGTGCCGTTCCTGGTTATGGTGATACTTTCCTCATCAAAGATATGAACTGCCAGGATATCGTATATGAGCGGGTAATCCAGCTTATAAACTCCGGTTGTAGATCGTGTGCCACCTTGAATATTCCCGTAATCATCTGAGGTAAAGTATTCTATTTTGCCACTCCGAAACCTGATAACATCCCTTGAAGCATCCGTATCTTGTGCGTTGATATCGTATCTTTCAGATACAAAAGTAGTTGTGTTGACCGTTATAAGGTCGTGGTCTGGGACGTTTGTCAATTCATCTTTAGAGCAGGAAAACAACATAAAAGGCAGGATAAAAAATAGTTTTTTCATTATAGTATAGTTTAGATGCTAATATAACAAAATAAACTATATTGAAATGTGGGGGAAATTACCCCAATCTAACCACTTTATTATATTCGTTTAAATGCCTGATATTATCGGGAACGCTTAACAATTGACCGTCAACCCATTTTTCCCTGAATACCATTTCAAAGGTTACATTATCAGGGATTAAAAAGGACGGCAAGTTTTGAACGTTCAACCGCAGCTTTGTTTCATCAAAAAACGGGCAAGAAGTGATCCCTTTGTTATCGGCATAATCAAACAACACCTTATAGATTTTATCTTTATCAACCATCCATTTATAGCCTTTCCAATTCCCGTATTGATACCAGTATGTTTTGGTTTTGAAATAAGGCGAACTTACAGAATATAACAGGTTATCTATTTTAATGCATTCCCAACCGTTCCCGCAGTTGTTATCTATCTTTCTCAAATCGTAACAATCCCCTATCCAGTGAGCGTGTAAAAGGAATTGGTAAGGATGTACGGGTTTGCCATTAAAGGTGGCAGTCGTACCTTTCCAATGCTGAATAAAGCTGAATAAACTCCTTATTTGTGCGTATGCTTCCAATACATTAACAATCTCAATCGTTACAATCCCGTTGTTCAAAGCACCTCCCAACTCCCTTGAAAATGCGAGCGCATCCGGAAAGTATTTAGATTTGTTTGCCTTGAATTTTAGGATGTACATAGATTGGTATAAGCTATCTAATATACGGAATTAAATTAATATAATTAGGTTTGAATCCTGATACTCCAATAGTAAGAGATTTATTAAAATACTCTTTAATGAAATAAAATATATTATTAAATGTAATGTTTACAGGATATTTGAATTTGATTAAACTATCACCATATCCAGTAGCATAATACCTATCCATTGTGGCACAACTTATAGAATCTTCTGAAAATCCGTTTTCTATGATTCCTTGTATATTTTCTGAATTAGTACCGTGGTAAAACAAAACGTTTATTTTTAATATTCCTTTGTTATCCATAAGGCTTTTAGTAATTTTTCTATTTCTTCTATTTCATTAAATGTAAATATGCGACATCCTACTCTTAATGTAGGTTTAAAAGTTTCAGAATCATCCGCACCTAAATTCTGTTCTATTGTTAATTCAAATCCATCTAACTCCCATATAAATGCACTTATACCTTCTTTCTTTTTCTTATAGGATTTTATTTTTCTAAAACCCAATCCTATTATTTCTTCATCTGTTATCATCCTATCTAATTTTAAAGGCTGCCAAGAACCTGTTAACCATACTTTTTACCTCTGTCACCTTGCTTTCAGGCACTTTGAAATGCACCGATTTCGTTGGTTCGTTGTACATCGGCTTCGCACCCGCTCCGGCACGTTTGCCGCCTCTTTTATCTTTGGTCATTTGATATGTTATAAGTGATATAAACCCATTGTGTTTAGTTGCAGTTGTGTTTAGCAGTACGTTGGCAGCAATTAAACTGAATAGAATCTAAATTCATATCTTCCAATAGCAATTTTAAATCCTAAATCTTTTACGCCTATCATTCGTTGATACCTAAACCATTTACCCCCTATTAAGTATTTTCTATCTACTATTTTTAAAACCATAATTATTAATATTTGTTTACTGTTATTCTCAATGTGTTGTTCAACATTAAAAAACCTGTTTCAGTTATTAAGGATTACTTAACAACTGAATTATTAAGTTTCTCTTGTTCTTCATTTAACACATTAAACAATAAATCCATTGCCTTTATATCGTGAACAAATACGGGGTTCAATACCTCTAAAAATGTACTTATCTTATAAGCAAACGCTCCTATATGTTCAGGTGACCTTGGTTCGTCAATGACTTCTTGAGCATCTTGTATCAAATCAATAGTGACCTGATGCATATCGTAATTATTCAATTCCTCTAAATCTTCTAATCTTCTCATTTTGTTTGGTTAATTTCAGTTGTAAAGGATTACTTTACAACTGGTTTTTATTATTGTTTTTCCGTGCAGTTAAGTACTTGTTTTAAGGTGTTTAACTCTTTATAAGATAAACTTACACCTATGCATTTAGACGCTACATAAACATCATATACACCTCCGTTTGTTTCCTTGTAATAACAAAGGATCTCGGTTTTGAAATCCCTTGTTATTAGTGTAATATCTCTATGCATTTCTAAGTTCTAAATGTATGTTTAATGCTTTTTCAGCCCCTTTTATAGTTTTATATGTTTTTCTCCAAGTTCTTGAAGGTGTGTATTCATCACTGAAATAAGTTGTGATAAAAAATTCGTTTCCTAGTTGCTCTATTTTTTGAGTTGTCATAGTTTCTCTGTTTTAAGATACTGCAATATACATCTATTTAATGAATAAGTAACCATAATCAAAGAATAGTTTTATTTATTTTTTAAACCCATGAAAACCACCTCATCAAACTCGTGGTATCTACGCATACTCAGCCCTTAAAAACCCCTTTTTTCCCTTCCCTCAAAGTACTTTGCAGTAAAACTTAGAAGATGGCTGTAAAGGGAGATAATTCATTGTATTTCGCAACGGGAATGGATAACAGCGGCCTGCAATCAGGCGCTAAAGATGCCGTTGGGATCGTTTCTCAGTTAGGTCAATCTATAGCGGGAATAAACCCTTTCCTTGCCCTTTCCATAGGTGCAGCCGCAGCCTTTGCCACAATCGCAAATTCAGCATTCAAAATGATGCGGGAATTCGAGACCGCAATGAAGGAGGTGGAAACTATTTCAGATGCCACCCAAAAAAACTTTAAAGGCATATCAGCGGAGGTGTTCGCACTTTCCAAGAATTCACCCGATGGACCTGCCAAGTTAGCCAAGGCATATTACCAGATAGTTTCAGCGGGTTATGATGGTGCAGCCGGAATGCGATTACTTGAAACGGCATCCAAAGCCGCAACCGCAGGGGTGACATCTACGGAGACCGCAGCCGATGGGATTACTACTACTTTAAACGCTTTTAAATTAAGTGCTGAGGAAGCCGATCAGGTAGCCGATGCGATGTTCACCACCGTTAAGTTAGGTAAGACCACCTTTGAGCAGTTATCATCCACGCTATCACAGGCAGCACCGCTTGCAGCCGCCACCGGGTTCTCATATCAGGAACTTTTGGCAGCCGTTGCATCCCTGACAAAGCAAGGTGTGCCAACTGCTCAGGCAATGACTCAAATACGCTCAGGGATAGAATCAGTCTCAGAAGTATTGGGTGACGGTGCAGCCAAATCTATGACCTTGCAAAACGCCTTTCAAGCCATCTATGACAAGGCGGGAGGAAGTCAAACCGAATTAAAGAAACTTACCGGACGGATGGAGGCGATGAGCGCCATTCTTGGTATTGCCGGACCTAATGCCGCAAGTGCAGCAAAAGACCTGGAACAGTTAGGAGATTCTGCCGGGGCAGCGGACAAGGCGTTTAAATCTATGGCAGGCTCTAATGCGAATGAGTGGGCTATCTTAGGGAACAGGATTAAAGCCACTACGGAGGAAATAGGGAATTCAGTATTACAGGCAAGTAGTGGGATTGCACGTTTTTTAAATGGTGCTTTAGAAGATAGCGAACAGTTAAAGAAAAGTTTTAACGAGCAGCGGGTTGAACTTGCAAAATTAAGAGGTGAACTTTTAAGTGTTGCTGAGGGGAGCGCTGAGTACAACCGGATCAAAAACGAAATACTAAAGAATTACCCTGATTTTATAAGAGGGATTGAATCTGAAACTGCCAGTACTCAGGATCTTTTAAATGTATTGAATCAGGTTAATGAGGCGTACATACAACGTTATAAATTTGAACAGAGGCAGGAAGATTTAAAAGCCGCTTTAGGAGAACAAGGGCAAATAGAAATAAACATAGACGACTATAAAGATAAATTTGCGCAATCTTTAGCAGAATTAGAAGTAGTCGCCAAGGATAATGGGATTGAACTTCAAATAGATTATCAGGCAAATGATGATGAAATCCTGAATTCTGTAAAAGCACAACTTACAGGTGTTGAAGGTGCTTTTGATAGGACATTAAACTCAGGAGATAAATATAAAAACGTTTTAAAGGGATTTGCTACTGAATATTTAAGCGCACTTTCTCAGAGTGTAGGGAAACAAGCCCTTTTAAATACAGAACTGGAAGCACAAACCTTATTGGTTGATAATATGACCTCAAAAAATAGGAGGTTATCACAATCAGAATTAAAAACCACAGCCGGAAGAATTGAGGCAATAAAGCAGATAAATGCTGCAATGAGCGCATCCGACCTAACCACTTATACAGGGTCAGGGATAAAAGAGATTGAAGATGCTATTACGGCACGGGGCAAGATAATTGACCAACTCACACAAATAAACCAAACTGATAATTTAGAATCTTTAAAACCATTTTTAGATAGTGAGCTGGAGGAAATAAAAAAATACGCTCAGGAACGCTTTAGGCAATTAAACACAAAAGGAGGAAGTGGATCAGCCGGGGTTCCAGATAAAGATGTTTATGCCAAATCTTTAGATGATCGCAAAAAGCAATATGAAGCCTATCAGGCAGTAGTAAACCAAATCGGGCAAGCCGCAGCACAATCGCAATTTGCCGACCTGATGAAATTAGGTACAACTTACAGTCAATTCCTGCAAAAACAATTACAAGAAACCACATCCGCAGCACGCCAACAAGCGATAGCCGCAGCCGCAGAATCAGCGGGATTGGATTTAAAAGGAAGGGATAAGGTCAGTAGTGTTGGAAGCCTTACCACAGCGCCAATCGTTATAGATTTTGAGGTAAATACAAGTTCTATAAAATTTATAGAAAGCACCTTAGATGATTTAAGACAACGTTTTAAAGAAGCGAGTAAAGAAGATAGAGGCTCTTTAGAAGGACCTATAAAAATGTGGGAAAAACGCCTGGAAGCCGCTCAAAAAGGACTGACACAGGAAGAAGATTTATACAGCGATGTAACCCGTGCTTTATCAGAAATGACCTTTGAGAGTTTAAGGGATTATATTTCATATTGGAAAAAACGCCTTGAAGAAACTCAAAAAGGATCAGATAAAGAAGCTGAAATACTCGGTAAAATATCAGATGCTAACCAGGCTATCTGGCAAAAACACATTTCAGAAATATCAGCCAATTTAGGACAATTATCAGGCAGTCTTAGGGATTTAGGGGCTGAGGATATGGCCGATTTAGTGGATGGACTTCAAAACGTTGGGGGCGAATTAGAGGGTATCTTTAAGATGATGAAGGGCGATGCCTCTACGGATGAAGCAATAACATCTGGAATTAACGGGGCTATTGGGTTGGCAGATATTATTATCAATTCCGCAGCAAGAAGAAAAGCCGCAGAGGCCGATTATTACAATTCTGTTATTTCTCAACAAAAGGATTATAACAGGCTTTTAAACGAGCAAATCAGAATACAGGAAAGCGCCACGGAGAACGTTTTTACAACTGATTATATATCTAAGATACAAAGCGGAATCGATGCCTTAAAAGATGCCAATTCAAGTTATGCGGAAAGTCTCAATGCACTACAAGACGGACAAGCGAAGGTAGGACAAAGGAACGCTGTTGATATGAATAGTGTTTTATCAGGCGTTGGGTCTGGAGCAGCTTTAGGTGCTGCAATAGGTTCTGTTGTTCCTGTTATTGGAACTATTGTTGGGGGAATAGTCGGAGGTATTGCAGGGGGAATCGTAGGGTTGTTTGGAGGTAAGAAAAAGAAAGATACGTTTACCGATTTGTTAGGTGAATATCCTGAATTGATAAAAACCACAGAAGACGGTGTGCGATCTTTAAATGTTGAATTGGCACAAACTTTAGTAGATCAGAATCTTGTGAACGATGCTACAAAAATACTCCTTAACGATACGATAGCCTGGCAGGAACAGGTTGAAAAAGCACGGGAACAAATCGCAGGGGTTGTTTCCGACCTTGCAGGGGGATTAGGTGACAACCTTAGAAACTCATTAGTAGAAGCATTTCAGGCCGGAGAAGATGCCGCAGTAGCAATGGGAGATACCATTTCAACCGTGTTGCAAGATGTGTTGGCACAACTTATTTTTGATGAAATATTTTCTGCTCAATTCAAAAAATTACAAGAAAATATGGCAGCCTCTTTTGATTCAGGAGGGGATGGAACATGGCAAGATGATTTTGCCGCATTCTTTGAAGAGGCGCAAGGTTTAACAGATGAATTCAATCAGTCATTACAAGATGCCAGAGATATTGCAGTAAACAACGGGTTTGATGTGTTTGGAGATACAAGGGATGAACGTACGGGATTATCAGGGGCTATCACAAATATCACGGAAGACACAGCCGACCTATTGGCAGGTTATTTAAACGCAATGCGCTTAGATGTACGACAAGGGGTTACAATAGCAATCCAGAACAGTACCTATTTAAGCAAGATAGCCGACAATACAAGTTATAACATTTATTTAGAAAGCATAGATAGTAGGATGGCAACGGTAGAACGTGGAATATTAGAATTTGAAGCAAGAGGATGATTATATACAGAAACATAGCAGAAGTAAAAACCATAATCCACGATTTAGAAGTGGATTCCCAAACCGAATTGCGCCAAAGCATTTCAGGTGAAGATTTAATGATGTCCCGGTTTACCTCCGAGGGGGATAAACTGGATATTCAAATAGGGGATTTTACGGAATTCAAGGATTCAGTCTACACCATTTTAGATGAGCCTAACGTCAAAAAGAGCCAAAACTCGTTCACTTACAACTTACAGTTTAAGAGTGACCAATACATCTTAAAGAACGTTCAGGTAATGTTAGATGATGAGGCTGAATTCTTTTTATTTGGCAATGCTATCGATATGGTCAGCCGTATTTTAAGCAATCTTAACCGGGTGTATACGGATGGACTTTATTATGCCGATTATGTAGAGGAAACGGAATCTAAAAACATCAATTTCAATAACGAAAATTGCCTTTCTGCACTTCAACGCTTGGCAGGGGAATTTGATTGTGAATTTACTGTAAAAGGGAAGATGTTAACTTTTCGGAAAAAGATAGGAGTTGAAACAGACCTTGTTTTCAGGTATAAAAAAGAGTTGAGAGATATAGAGCGCCAAACCCTGACTAATGCTGAATTAGTAACCGTGTTGTATGCGTATGGAAGCGAAAGAAACATCACAAACGAATACGGAAGCAAGCGTTTAAAACTGCCTAAGATTGAAAAGAACGTGGATATTTTCGGCACTATCGAGCGATCCGTAACCTTTGAAGATATCTATCCAAGGTTTAGGGGGAATGTAAGTACTTTGACCGAATACAATATTTTTACCGATACCGGGATAGACTTTGATATTAACCAGCAATTAATTGGAGGTGCAAAAGCAAAAGTAATCTTTAACACGGGGGATCTTGCGGGGCGTGAATTCGAGATAGCCAATTACAACCACACCACAAAATCGGTTGATTTAATACCTTATACGGATGATAGCGATTTAAGGCTACCAAACGACATCTTAAAACCAAGGGTAGGAGATACCTATGTATTCATCAATCTTAAAATGCCTCAAACCTACATAGACAACGCAGAAGCGGAGTTATTGGAAAAGGCAAACGAGTACATAGATAAATATTCACAGCCCAATGTGATCTATAAGATAGCGACCCATCACCCTAATTTAAGACAGAATAATACCGATTTGAATATAGGGGATGTTATCACTATTCAGGATGATGATTTTGGGGTAGAATTCCAAACCCGCATATTATCACTGGTTCAAAAAAGAAACAATGAATTTGAATACAGTATTGATGTAGGTAATCAAACAACGGTTGGATATTTTACACAGGTAATGAACAACCAGAAAGATATACGGAATAATATCTATCAGAACAACCGCTATTGGAATGAGCAGTTTAACCGGGTGTTCAACAATATAAAATTCAAACAGGCCGTATATGTGAATATGGGGGCGCATAGCCCTACCACTTATTACTACAACAACGAAAACCGGATTGATTATGTTTATTTATTAGACCAATCAGGGAAAAAGTTCTGGTATTATTTCCTAGGTTCGGATCATACACGAGGGGAATTCATTCAGGCCAACTGGCAACTGATAGGGGATAGTTTTGATATTATCGCAACCCAAACCATCCTCGCTGAAAATGCCAATATTGGAAACTGGATCATTCAAAACGGGCAAATTGTATCACAGGCTGTTTATGAATCTACAGATGAAACAGAGGTAGAACCAAGGGCGCAATTGAACGGAACGGATGGGATTATAAAACTGGTTTCCCCAATTACTATTTACGGGGATGCCGGGTATAGACAATACAAACAAATCATCTTATTGGATTCCCAAAACGGAAATATTTCAGCTTCCAGGTCAGGGGATTCATTTCAAGAGCCTGCAAGTGCCACACTTTCAAGCAATGGAGTAAAAGCTGATTTTCCAGGAATAGATACCGGGGAAGTTGACACTTATACCGGACAACTATTAACGGCACAAAAAAGAGGGGTAGGTGCTATTGTTGCTGTAGGTGCTGGAAAATTGACATCGGGCGCAAATTGGCTGTTCAGTAATTTTATTGCCGGGGTTGTTGGAAGGGTAATCAATGCTACTACTTATAATGGAGCGCCTGCCTTTGGAGGTGTATTCTGGAGCCTTAAATCTTTTGGTAGGAATGTAGGGATTACGGTAATTCCAAACTTTACATTCTACCAATGTGAAATTTATGATGAGTTTATTTCGTGTGACAACACGGTTTTATTAAATGTAAAATTACCAAAAAACCCATCATCAGGGCGTAAAATAGAAGTAAGGAGAAACAATGGAGATGTAAATGTATCTACCTCAGATAACAAACAAATGAGGTTTAGGGTAAATGAAACCCATAAGCAAATTGATTTAGGGGATTGTTGGATCTTCATATTTGATGGGTTTAAATGGGTGTGTAATTATAAAGGCAGAGGCGCATGATAACATTCAATAACATAGATTTTAGAACACTTGGATTAGTACCACAGTTTATTTCCGGGGTATTGGATATGCCAGCACGTCAAGGGGATGCAACTTATGATTGGGGGGATATCACAGAGCCACTAGTAAGCGCTGATGATATTTATTTTGGCAAAAGGGATATTAACCTGGATTGCTTTTTTGACGAACGCTTAGGGGTTGATTTTAAGACCGCTTCTGAAGCTTTAAAAGCGATTACCACCACCCAAACCCTGATAACCAATTATGGGAATTTTCAAGTGAAACTAGACGAAATAAAAGTAGTTAAAAGTTACCGTGGAGGGAAGACCTTAAAAATAAGGTTTATTGAATTAAACCCGGATTTAAGCGGAGGGCTACCGACAATTTCAGGCTCGGGGTCGGTACGGATTGACGGATATGATTTCTTTGCTCAATTTGGAATGCTGATAGAAACTGCGACTTTATACGAAGTAGAAAAACTAAAATCAAGCAAGGAAACAACCTACAAAAGCAACGTGTTAAGTCTATACAGAAACCCGCAGGAATTAAACGTTAAAGTCAATGGTATCTACGCATCTAAGGCAGATATGACAATCAAAATCAACGCTTTAAATCGGTTATTAGCAAAGGATGGATTAAGGCATTTCGTCTACAATGGAAACGGATTTCAGTGTTATGTAGATGATGGTTTCAAAGTAGATATAAAGAGGAACAGGGTAGAAATTAATCTAAAACTAAAGGTAGTTATGCTGTATAATATGGATGAAATAGTTGCGGAGGTGATTAACCAAATAGAACTGCAAGCAAGGCCGCAAAGCGATCTATCTGTTACAGATGATACACAGGCTTCTTACATACAAGGAAAATCCACGTTCAAGGCCGCGAATAGCGATAAGTTAAACGGACAAGCCGCTGCATTTTACGCAAAGGAATCAGAAATAAAAGCGCTGAGGGATTTGGATCTTGCCGCTGAATTAGAAACTGCAACCAATTTTTAAAAATGGCAATAGATATAAAAACATTGTTCCAGAGTTTTAAAAACAAGATAGGGGAAAAGCTGAACGCTTTAAACACCCGTATCAATGAATTACCACAAGCCGGAGGTATCAGTAATGATGCTGGGCAATCTTTATCACAGGGATCGGATAGTTTACCATTTTACAAAGCCATGACCGATGCGGAGGTAAAGGCTGCAAATGAGCGCAACGCAAACACGAACCCATTTACCGATGCTTTAAAGGCTACGGTTGAAGGTTTTACAGGAGATTTATCCAATAAAGCAGATTTAGATCCACTTACAGGAAAACTTGAAGTGAGCCAAATCCCAAAGTACTCTATTACCGATGTAATAAAACCAATTGAAACTACTTTAGCTGATTTTATTACCAATGTAAACAGTTATGTTTTCGATATTGGGGATGTGATAATCATAGATGGAGTTGCGCTTACTCATTACTTGTACGATGGTGAAGACAGGTCTTTGACTTCAAGTTATAACGAAATAAACCCGTCTGTTACGGCTGATTGGGGTTCATTATCGGGAATACCCGCTAAAATAAACGACCTTTCAGGAACAAACACCGGGGACCAGGATTTAAGCGGCTTAGCCACTGTTGTTTATACAGATTCTCAAGACACAGCCACCCTCCAAGCCGCTAAAGACTACGCAGACACCTTAGACCACGACAATGTAGATCACACCTACACCACGATTACTTTAATGCTCGCAGATCAAAACTCACAACTTACAGACGATGTTATAAAAGTGACCGATGCAAGCGAAGATGCAAATGTAGGAGCGGGTAAAGCTTATTATTTCTACGATGGCACAATTGCCGGAACTATTGAGGACTATACGTTGCTGACTAAAAAAGAACTGGATGCCCTGACCTCTGCGAAGATTATAGCCGCCTTAGGAATCACCCCTGCCAATGCCGCTGACTTGTTGACCCCTGTTCCACTTAACGCAGTCTTTACAGATACCGTTTACGATGACACAGCAGTTAACGATGCTATTTATAGAAGTGATTATGAGGATATCCCCGCTGATTACGGGTTTTATCTGACCGATATCGCCAATGACTATTCCAATGCCTTAGCGAAATTAGATGCTACTTTCAACGGAAAAATAGCTGTTGTAAAAAAGGTGGATGGCAGCCATAAATTCATAAAGCGGGTTTCTTTTACAGAGCTTGACCCAACCAAAGCAGATTTGAGTTTTAGGGCATTTGATTTTGGAGCGGAGAAACCCGCAGCCTATGGAATGAGGATTGTTAATTTGAGCCTTGAAACCACGGTGGACGGGATCGAGATTTGGAGCGGTGGGGCTTGGGGAAGTATGGGAGCGGCTGCAAGTGGGGTGAATGTTACGATATTTTTAAACAGGCGGTTATTACCTACAACAAGCGGAGGAACAGCCACCACCCGAACTATCAAACCCCTTGCAAATACCTCACAACACACGTTAATCGCAGCCGATTTTACCGATTTTATATTGCAATTCACAGCTAATGCAAACGAGGAAATAAGCATTATTCTAAATGCAGGAGTAGCACCTTTGAACGGAGAACTTCAAATGATTTCCACAGGGAATAATAAGTTAGCACCGAGTTTAACAGGGGTAACAGGAACTTATCCAGAACAAACCAATCCCAAAACTATTCTAAAAGGATGGTTAGGAGGAATCGTAACGGCAACCGATGTTATTTCTTTTAATGGTTCTTTAGAAAGCACCGCAACAGGGGGCTCAGGAGAAATGAACGTGCAGCCCGATTGGAATGTTACCGATAATACCTCAGATGCTTTTATTTTAAACAAACCAATTCCAACGGTTTACAGTCCTTTTACAAATACGGTTGACGGTTTAGTGCCTGCCCCAAATGTTGCGGGAACTACGACCTATCCTGTTACTTTAGACACCCCAACGGAAGGACAAGTATTTACAGAGGGCGACCCGATTAATTTAACCGCTACGGTTACTGAAACAGTAACGGCAACCGTTAGGGAAAAACTGACCAATGAAGGATGGGTTGCGGATATAGGAGTACCAAGACCTGTTAAAATTATTACAGAAAATACCTATACTTTGATTTTGAGCGATAAAAGCAAGATGTTGATGTTCACAGGAATAAGCCCATTTGTTACGATAAACCAAAATATATTCTTAGGTGGAGAGGAAATAATATGCTCATTTGGTGGTACGGGTGATTTAACCTTCACTGTATGGGATGGGACAAATGGTTTTGTGGCATTAGATACCGTAGAAGGAAAGTTGCCAAGAATAAAAGAAGGGGGTAGTTTCAGGATTATTTTCCAAAATCCATACCCTGCATATTTATCGGGTGATTTAGTTCAAGAATACGGAATCCGCCAAAGTCCAAACGGCACATTATACAAAATATCTGTAAGCGATGCAGGGGTAGAAGTAATAACAGCACTATAAACTATGGCAACAACAGTAAAATATTACCACGAAGGAACATTGATAGGAGAGGGAACAGTCGCACCTACATATCCATTTACTTGGAACGGTGCAACCGCAGGAGCGCACACAATTACTTGTAAGAGTTTTGTAGATGGGGTGGAAAAACAAACATCTACGGTTAAAAATATAACGGTTAATGCAGCAACATCAACTGTGGTAAGTAAAATCCAACCCACAGGAGAATGGTACAACTTCACCAATAAAACAGTTGGTGTGTTTACAGGGGAATATGGAGCAAAAGGAAATTATATAACAGGGATAACCTCAGGAACGCCCGAATATATCGCAGGCACGAAACTAAAAACACTACGGGCAGAAAATGATGGAATTTCATTAGGAAGTACAATGAGTTTCTTGAACGCTGCCACCGATGGGATTTCCGTGTTCGTAAGGATGAAGCCTTTAGAGATAGATACGAACTGTTATATGTTTGGACAAAGTTCGGGAAACCACTTTTTTGTCGCTGCGATAAACGCAGCCAATAAATTACAGGTATTAACCAAAATGGGGACTACTACATTAGCAGTAAATACTTCTGATGCAGCAGTTTTCTCAGGGGCAGGTCCTTACCCTGTTAAAGATTTCTTTATAGAGATAGACAAGGCAACAGGGGTTGTTAAATTCTACGATGGAGTTACAGAAATCCCATCCACAGGAGATGTGCTTTCAAGTATAACGGCATACAATCCAACTACGGTATGGGCTTTAGGTGGTAGGAATAATACGGGTTTTGATACGGTAGCGGATATTTCTGCGGAATTTGAACACGTGATTATCAATCCTCAGTTATTTACAGGAACTGAGAAACAATTTATCATAGACAATGTGTAGTTTCTTTTCCATAGCGGGCGCGAGCAGTTTAAAAAAATTCGGGATAGGGGTTGTGACGGATTTTGTCCCCGTGATATTGGAGTTTTCACAATCCAACGGGGGACAGGGAGAAGCCGACAGGTTAGTGGCAACAGACCAGATAACCGCTGCGGGATTAACAAAGATGGCGTATAGCAAAACCCCCGCAAATTGCAGGATGTATAACAAGCCAATTATGAACCTCACGGACGATGGGGTAATGGAAGATATGAGCGCGGGTGTGAACACCACGCAATATACGCCAACGGATAGGACTTTTGGTGCGGAGATATCCCTTTGCCCTCTCTTAAAACAGCACACGGCAAACAAAGTGTATTACGTTAAAGCAATGAGAGGTGGTACTGCTTTGTATTCAGGGCCATCAAACTGGAGTGCATACAACAGCGACAACTTACTGGATATGTTTTTAAAAACGTATGCCACCCCTGCAATAAACGATATCATAGCTGAAAACCCCGGCAAGGAAATCAGGGCGGTATTATTGAGGCATCAAGGGGAGAGCGATAACACGGATTTAAAAAGGAACGCTTACTATGCTAATACGGTTGCTCAAATGGATTACATAAGGGCGTTCCAGATCAACGGGATAAAATATTTTGAAACAGCCCCTTTCTTGGATACTTATCTTTATTACAGGCCAGAAGAACAACAGGAAGTGGATATGAACATCGTAAAAGAAACCTTTGCAAATGATATCGCAAATTCTTATATGATTGATATACGCATCCAACCTCGTAAAATGGATTTGACCACAGCACAAAAGGGCGGATTCAAACCTACTATGTCGGACAATGAACACGGGAGTTATTTAGCTATGCTTCAAAAAGGGGAATCCGCCTATGATTTACTGAGATCAATCAATTGGATATAATATGAACCCACTAAAGAACCCTTATTATGAAAAACTACTTTGACAAAGAACAGCCGACCTGGAAAATATTCCTTTGGGTATTTACCATATTACTTATAATTATAAGCCTATCCATATACTTCAACTTATGAAATACTTGATCCCCCTTTTACTGCTTATCAGCCTTAATCTATCGGCACAGGAAAGCAACTGGAATATCCAGACCGATGAACAAATGACCTTCAATTATGAACTAATGGGGCGTAATACGGCACAGGGCGCATTTTACGGAGCAGCCGGATATGGAACAGGAATGTGGCTCTCAGGCAATAGAACCGGATGGGGTATTGTTGGTAGTGTTTTGGCTGCAAACATTCCTATTCTAATAGGTGGGGAGTACAAAGACCCCGAAGCCATTATAGGCAGGAATTTAGGAGCACTATCCTTTAGTTTAGGAGCGACCTTTTACATTGAAACCAACCGAAAAGGAAAACTTAATTATACCCTTATTTCAATATTCCAACGAAGATGAAATACGTAATCCTGTTCCTGATGTGTAGCAGCTCATTTGCTCAAAAATCCAACTGGCCGGTGGTTACTGCGGAACTCTTAGACGGGTTCGTAATTCAGGCAGAAAGCAGGGGAATTGAAGTAAAACAGCGACTTTCGACCATTAATAAAATCCTGTTTTTGCCCGGTGCAAAAAATGAACATTGGCATAAAAACGGAATCTGCACGATTACCATAGATAGCAATATCAAAGATGACTTTGAATTGATATTTAGAGTTTATCACGAAATAGGACATCACCTGGAAGTTGACCATTGCCCGCTGTGTTCTTATAATATTATGGCGGAGATTAAAACAGGAAAAACATCCTATTTATTCAACAACCAACCTATAAGAAGATTGTATATAGATTTATTTTTTGAACAGGTGCGAGATCCAAGTAAACCACATAAACACTATTAACCCCCTCATTTTATGAATTTTTTTATCGAAAACTGGCAAACCATTATATCACTTTTAGGAGGCTTAGGTGCTTTTGTTACGGGGTGGAACGTGCGCAAAATAAACGCCAAAGAACAGGAAGCCGGGGCGCTTCAATCCGTTCAGAAAGTATATGATACTTTGACGAAACAAATAGATCCAAAATTTGCGGAGTTGTTTAACGAGATAAAGAATTTAAAAAACGAAAACATTGAGCAACGAAAGGACATGAGGATTTTGCAGGAAGATAACAGAAACTTACATACAGAGGTTTCTAAATTATTGAAAAGAAACCACGAATTAGAGAAGGAAAATACCTTACTAATTAACACAACCCCAAACGGAAGCACGAAATGAAAACAAGTGAATCAGGAATCAGGTTAATAGCAAAGTTTGAAGGGTTTAGAAGCAATCCTTATTTAGATGCCGTTGGAGTACCGACAATCGGTTATGGGAATACGTTTTATCCCGACAATTCAAAGGTGACAATGAACGATGCAAGTATTACTGAGGAAAAGGGCCGGGAACTTTTAAAGGTCATTGTATCGGGATTTGAGAAGGAAATCGCAATGCTTGTAAATGTCTGTTTAAATCAAAACCAATGGGATGCAATCGTATCTTTTACTTATAATTTAGGAGCCACAAATCTTAAATCTTCAACACTTCTAAAACGCATTAATTCAAATCCTTGTGATCCAGATATTGCCTATCAATTTTCCCAGTGGAATAAGGCAAAAGGTAAAACTTTATTGGGGTTAACCCGCAGGAGAAAAGAGGAAAGCGACTTATATTTTAAGTAAAACAGTAACCCTAACCGTTAGAAGTGGGTATTTCGTCGAATAATTACGTTAAAAACCCTGTAATTGCTTGATTTATAGTATATTTATAATGTAAAATCAAACGAAAACTTTAAGGGATGAAATTAACTGGAAAGTGCAAAAGCGATTTTAGAAAGTGGTATTTAAACGAGTGCCACGATGCTTCAATATTGTACAATGATTTTCGTGATTTACACTCATCAATGCAGTGGGGTATTTATTTAGACTTCCTCGATAATGTTGAATTTGAAGTTATTGTAGAAAGAGCCGTGGATGATGAATTGGATTTTATAAACACCTTTGAATGGGTAGTTTTAAATACAGATACCAATGATAATTACGGAGGTGGTGGTAATTCCGATTCAAGAGCAGAAGCCCAAAACGCAGCAATAGAAAAAGCAAACGAAATATATAATAAAGCATAATTCTTACCCCAATATAATATTAACCAATCCCCCCTTATATGGTTTTAGATTATGACGAATACATTGAAGAAGCCTTTGATTTATATTTAAACAATTCTGAATTACAAGGAAATAAATCAGCAGTAGCAAAATTCCTGCACCACAAACACGCTTTATTAGAATATGTGGAAATGGATTCTTTCAGAAAGCATATCGGCGATATGTTGAATAGGAAAATTGCTGATAAAGAAGTTGTTGGAGAAAATGTAAAATTCAAAAAAGGGCTTCAAAAATACAGGGATCTAAGCAGAATAAAAGACAAATCATTTCGGGAGCACGCACGATTGGAAAATGCTTTGGGAGAGTTCGCAAAATCCCAATTGGAAATTTACAAAGAACACGGAGAAGCGTTAAAAACAATTAAGTTAAAACCCCTTAAAAGAAACCTGAACGCATCAGGAGTAGGTGTGATTCAACCAACGGATCTGCACGGAAATGAACTGGTAGATTTGCCGCATAATAAATATGATTTCAATGTACTGGCAAAAAGATACAAGTTTTATATTTCGCAATGTCTGGAAGATTTCAGGTTAAAAAATTATAAAAAGGTCGCTATGTTATTCACAGGCGATCTTCTAAATTCTGACCGTAGATTGGATGAACTTTTAAACGCTTCAACCAATAGAGCAAAAGCCACCTCTTTAGTTCGGTATATTATACTGCAGTCTATTTTAGAAGTCAGAAATGCAGGTTATGAAATTACAATTGTTTCCGTATTAGGAAACGAAAGCAGGGCCGGAAAAGAAATGCCATTTAGCAATGAGGGATTAAGTGATAATTACGATTTCATTATTATGGATGGCCTGAAACAAATCCTGGAATACTCAAAAATAAAAGGGATCACTTTTGGCAGTTTAGACAAGGTAGAAGAAGTAGTTGAAATTGACGGATTAAATTGGTTAGTAGCACACGACATCAGCAAAATGACCAGCCAACAATCAAAAGCGCAAGCGGGAATAGGACGGTATTCGTTGAACGGAATAAAAATTGATTTTATGATAGGCGGGCATATTCACGCCACTAATATCAATGATTTCAGCGCACGTTCATCTTCTATGGTTGGAGCAAATTCATACAGTGAGAACGCCTTAAATCTGGCAGGGAAAGCGGGTCAAAACTACTTCTTATGCAGGGGCGGAAGGATTAATAAAATTGCCGTTGATTTGCAGGACGTTTCCGATATTGAGGGCTATGATATCATTCATCAACTCGAAGCTTATAATGCAAAATCAGTCAGCAAATTAGATACCAACAGAACGATTTTCAAAGTTGTTATTTAACCGAACAAATAAACAAAATATCGTTATTTCAAGGAACAAAAGTTAGTGTATATGTGGACTTAATTTAAATAAAGTTAGTGTATATGTGGACTAAAAGTCACGTAAACGGTACAATATACTTGACAAATACATACAAAATTGTAAAATATATGAGTTACAGGGATGATTTTAAATCGCATATACATTTTGAGAGCGAAAACAACACATCGGGCGGAGATACCATTGTTCAATCGGTCGTAGATAAGTTCCAGGAGCGTTCAGAGGTAGGGATAAAGAAATACGGTGTTACATTAGACCGGAAAGATTTAAGCTTGTTAGAGTGGTTGAATCATCTTCAAGAGGAAATGATGGATGCGACTTTATACATTGAAAAACTGAAAAATGAACTTTAGACGAACTTAGACGTATTTTAGACGAACTTTAGACGAAGTTATGAAAAACCACCTCATTTATTTATTGATAATAACTCTCTTATTATTCTTGTTGTTCGACGGTTGCAACAATCGCAGAAATACCGCAGAAAACACGGAGTCGGTCACGGAGTATTTAAATGATACCATTACCTATTACAAAAATGAAATCGGACAGGAAATAGCCCACAGAAAAACAATTCAAGGCGGGAAAGAATCCCTTCAAATCCTGCTCACAAAACAAATAGATTCAACCCGGCAATTAAAACGCATGGTAAGTGGGTTTAAAAAAGTGGATGCAGCGGGAAATATCACGCAATTAGTCAAAGTGGATTCTGTTTTTATCCCGTATTACTCAGATACGAGATTCAGATCCCAATCTAAGAACTATTTTGTAGAGGGGTTTGCGACTGATCAAGGACTAAAAATAAACACCCTTGAAATCCCGAATACATTATCATTTGTAATCGGGAAAACCAAAGGCTTTTTTAATTCCGAATATCGCATAGAAGCCGTTAATTCAAACGAACTAATCAAAACAATAGGATTGGATAGTTACACCTTCAAGGAACGCCCCAAGCGCTTAGGAATCGGTTTACAGGTGGGATATGGTCTTGGGGCTAACTTTAGTTTAGCACCTTATATCGGGATTGGTGTGAGCTATAATTTGATTAGGTTTTAGGATTCAAGGCAAAATTGCTTGCTTGCTGAATCTGTTAGTATTAATTTATATTTTACCAGATCTTCAATTTTCCAGTTAGGCATTGTCCCTATTTTGGTATTTGCAATTGTAACATCTTCAAAGTCAGTTCTAACAACAACCCTCCCAAATTCTTTTATTTCGACATCTTCAAATAAAATATCCTCTTTATTTGAAGATACGAACATTTCAAGGCTTAAAGGCTGTGTTAAAAATTCAGCGTAAAAAATCATCATACCCTTTTTAAAGTAATCTTCGTGCGAATTTGATTGCGCTAAATTTAACACGTAATCGGTCATTGATATTAATCTCATAATTTTAATTTTAGTTTATTCTAAGTTCATTATCTAAACTATTGGTTTAGGGATTAGCTTTTTCTAATTTGTCAATTTCATTTTCTGCGTGCTCAAGCATTAATTTAAATCCAGCTCCTTTTTTTGCAATAATCATCATTTCCTCTTGAGTGTCGGCCATTGAAAAATCTTCTATATTTTTTAGTAGTTTTGCTGAATATTCATCCCTTTGCTCTTTATATAAATCAATTAAATTTTTCATATCCCTTTTATTTTATCGGTTACAGCTCTAATTACTTTCTTTTTGTTCAACTCCTTATCCTTCAAAAACACATTGTAAAGCCGTTCTATCCCTGCTACAATTACCTTGAATTTGTGGGAAGAGGTGAAACTATGCCCGGATTTATACCCGAACATCAAGCCGATGTCGTGGTCCGTCAATTTGTGTTTATCCTTTATTTCTTTATATGTCATATTGTTTAAAGTGAGGGGTTGGTAGATATAAACACAATGGGTTTATTTGGAGTTGTGTTTAGCGGTACGTTGTGTGTAATGCTAAGGTAATTTATGATATTGACCATTAACTTGATATATTGCTACTTGGCGTAATTTATCACCCCAACCATCATAGCTTAAGGATTTTCCCGTGAAACGATGTCTAATGTATCTACAATGAAAATAATTCCTGTCAATATCATCCAAGCCTAAAACACTTCTTTCTATCGTACATAATTCCCAAAATCTCTTATCATATTTAAACCAATCTTTTATATTTTTAAACGGATTGATTATTTTGATGGTTATTTCCATTTTATTTAATTTTAGTTAGCGACCCGCACAACACACAACACCGCATAAAGTTCAGTTGCCGAAGTCAGTTTGCACACAGGCAACCGAAACTTTATACGCATCCGTTGTAGTCAATAGCCTTCCATCTTATTTTCTTTAATATATCTCAACGCTTCATTACCCGCTATTCTTTTCTTATCCCAAAACTGGACATAAGCAGCTTCTTTTTCCCCGTGGCCACAACAGGCATTCATCACATTTGGAAGTGTTCCTATGCAGCCGTCGTGCCCTTCAAGCGTCCTATGAATGCCGCAGTATCCACAGACAACCTTTGCATAACCGTTTAAGTAATTTCCCATACTATTATTTTAAACCGTGAACACAAATATACAAAATAATAATGGAATAAAACAAATAAACAGGATAAAATTTACATTGGAATGATTAGTCTAAAACCTTATAACACCCTGATATAAGTTTGTGGACTTATTATTGGGATCTAAAAAGCCACCCCGTTAACTGAGTGGCTTTAATAAAAGACTTTGACTGGTACGCTCATGCGCTCAAAGTACTGTTGCGTAAATATACGGTTATTTTAAATACTTTGAATACTCATCCGGCAAACTCGCATCTACGAAATGTATATAATCCAGCATAGCCTTAGAAGTGTGCCCGGTAATACTCGCTAATATCTCCAGGGCTTTGTCTTTGGTGTGATCCTCAATAAGTGCTTTATAAATCTTAGTAATTCCCGTGTGCCGAAATCCGTAAACAGTGTATTCTTTAGGCACATTCATTTTCTTTTTTAACCGGGCATATCTCAGGGTAAAGTACCCCCGCCTGTTGTCCAATTGCCTTTCCCATGTTCCTGGTCCGTTGGGAGTAAATAGAAGGTCCTCCAGTTGCGCTCCTTTGATATATTCCTTTAAATCATCGTAGAGTATATCCGGGATTAGTTTGGTCTTTAAACCCTTTGTCTTGGTTTTTTCGTAAATTAACCGCTGTTCCAGGTTTACGTCCTTTACCTGCAATCGACAATTTTCCTTTGGCCGCCAAAACATATAAGACACGAACCAGATAAATAAAAGCATTACCCTGTCATTTTTTTGTAAATAATCGGTAATATCTTCTACTTGTTTATCTGAATACGTGGGATCTCTTTTCGGGGCAGTTTTCAGGTCCTTGATATTCCTCACAAAATTCCTATCGATATAATCATTATCCTCCAATACGGTAAAAATAGCACTCAAAGAAGATTTGTAATTGTTGCGGGATCGGTTAGAAGTGAGGGCGGCTATATGATTGAGGTATAAATTAACAATGCGTTTATCGACTTTATGAACCGGCAAATGTTTATACCCATTATCAACTAACCATTCTTTAAATCGCTTAACGGCTATTGTATAGGATTCCATAGTCTTAAACCCAACCTCTACCGACTTCTTTTTCAAGGCAAAATCCAAACTACTGATCAGTCCTTTTTCTTTTTTGTTTACCGTATCATACGGACTATACCCTCTTTT